AGGAGACGGCCGAGGAGGAAGAGGGCGTGGATTACGAGATCCCCGAAGGCGAGATACTGGATGACGACGATGAGGAGGAAGAAGAGTATGAGTAACATGAACCAGGCCGCGCCGCACCCGGAGATACTCGGCGACCTCGTGATGAACCTCCGGTACTGGTCCGGTTGGAAGTTCTATCTCGCGGACATGGATCGCGGACAGGGCTGTAAGGGCCTGACGCTCGTCATCAATCTCAGCACGACGAACGCCTACCGGCCGTCCGACCTGATCAACGTGAACCACTTGTTCCCCGTTCCGGCGGCTGCGTACGACTACCGATCGTGGCGGCGTTGGCTCTTCGACCGGATCATGGACGTCCACAGGCACGAGGCGATGGAGGCTTTCCGGATCGTCTTCGCGGCCGGTACCGAGGAGCGCCCATACGCGCCGTCGCACGGACCGGGCAACGACCCGTACATGGTTCGGGAGGTCGGCACGCTTACGGACCAGAAGACATCTTTCCGTGGCGACCTCAACGCCTGACCACATCCGTCACTTCCTCCAGCAGGACGAACGAAAGATCTGGTGTATCGGATGTCCGATGAGAGTGCAGCGCCCGAGCGGGCAGAAGTCGATGCCGTTCCCTTCGTCGTCTCCATCGAGACGCGTGGGATCAACATCCGCCTCGAAGGCGTGGGCGCTAGCGAAGCTCGGGCGCTGGCTCTCTGGAAGGCCGTAGCTGAGCACCAGGACTCCGTGCCGACCCGGATCGAAGGTGGCTCCGTTGCCGGCTTCCAATTCGAGCAGGGCGACGAAGCTCTGCACGACCGCCTACCGGGCGGGTGGGCGCGCTAATGACGGCGACGGCGGAGACCCGGCTCAAGCTGGAGCGAGCGTGGCGCGCCGGCTTGAACTGGGAGCCGCATGAGATCCAGAAGCAGATCCTGGAAGACGACACGCGTAACCAGGTTCTGGCAGCTGGGCGTCGGGCCGGGAAGAGCGAGACTGGCGCGCAGAAGCTATTGCCGAAAGCCTTCGAGGCGTTCGCCGAGCGGAGCTATCTCGAAGACCTCGGGATCCGTCGTGAGTACTGGATCGTAGGACCGGAGTACAGCGACGCCGAGAAGGAGTTCAGGAAGCTCTACAACGGACTGCGGCGCCTCGGCGTTCCGTTCGACAAGCCTGGGACCTACTACAACCCCCACAACGGTGACATGGCGATATCGTTGTGGGATAGCAAGTTCATCGTCTTCGCGCACTCGGCGAAGTACCCAGACAATCTTGTCGGCGAAGGCCTGTCGGGTCTAGTGCTCTCTGAAGCCGCGAAGCTCAAGCCCACCATCTATGGGAAGTACCTTCGGCCGACGCTAGCGGACTTCATCGGCTGGACCTTCATGTCCTCGACGCCTGAGGGTCGGAACTGGTTCTACCGCGCCTGGCAAGCCGGCCAGGATCCGCTCCGTACCGAGTGGCGGAGCTGGAGACTCCCGGCCTGGGTCAACCCCCATGTCTACCGCGATATGAAGGTGTTCGGCGCCGATGCGGACTCTGCGGTAAAGCTGTTGCAGGCCATGGTCAAGAAGCGGACGCTTCCCGAGCGACTTCCGCTCGAAGCCATAGACATCATGGGTCGGTTGTGGCCGAAGGCCGACATCTCGAAGGCGTGGGAGGATGCGGTTGAGAAGACCTGGCTGAAGGTTGGTAGGGCACTCGGCCTCGACCCGGAGATCATCTCCCTCATCCTCGACCTTTCCGAGGAGCTGTTCAACCAGGAAGAAGCCGCGCTCTTCAATGAGTTCGTGGGACGCGTCTTCAAGGAGTTCGATGAAGAGATCCATGTCGGCGACTTCAAATATGACCCTGCTTGGAAGACCTATGCGGCGCTCGACTACGGCTTCACGAACCCGTTCGTCTGGCTACTGATACAGGTCGATCCGTTCGATACCAACATCAGAATCCTGGATGAGTACTATGAGATGGGGAAGACGACCGAGGAGGCGGTACGGGAGATCCAAGGGCGTGGACTGGCACCCGGCTCGCTTCTGGGTATGTATCCCGATCCTGCGGAGCCTGACCGATCCAGAGCCGTCTCTGGCCTACTTCAGGTGCGGTCGTTTGGCGGGACCGGCGGGGAGATCCAACACCGTCTAGAGTGGATCCGCCGGAAGCTCAAGCCGTCCGCGCTCGTGGCGCACCTCGACCCCGGGCACGAGGAGTGGGTACCGCAGCTCCAGATCAACCGACGGTGTAAGGACACAATCCGCGAGTTCAACGCATATCGCTATCCGAAGACGGCTGATGAGCTGGAGGACCGCGACCGGGAGGCGAGCGAAGTCCCTCTGAAGAAGGACGACCACACGCCCGAGGCGTTGGGACGGTTTATGATTGGGCATTACGGCTCGCCGTACGCCGAGCAGGCCGCGCCTACACGGATCACCCGGGCGAAGGTAGTCCGGCGCCGGCGCAGGTAAGCTATCCCGCGCGAGCGTGAGCCAACTACCAGGAGGACCCATGTCAGTCCAGGCCATCACCGTCCTGTCGAGCGCGCTGCGCTCGGGGACTACCAACTCCAACACCTTCACCGTTCCCGACTGGTCGCCGAGCGACCCGGCGAGCGTCACGATCCACACCAACATCACCGCCGTCACCGCGCTGACCAACCTGACCATGGAGGTCCAGTGGTCGTACGACGGTACCACGTGGTACAGCGTCGACGGCACGAAGGACATCACGACCGGTACCTACACGGCGGCAGCCTCCTTCTCCAAGAAGGTCTCCATCAAGGCGCCATACTGGCGCGTCCAGGCGATCGTCACCGGTACCAACGCGACCTTCGACTGCAAGGCTTCCTACCAGACCGTGTAGGCCCCTGGGGACCCGGCGAGCCGACGACGCTCCAGCGCGCGGAGCGAAACCTCCCTGCGATTCGCGGCGCGGGGTCATCGTCGGGCTGGGTCCCCAGGCTTCTGACTTGAAAGGGCCGTGATGGTCTCTACTGCGAAGTACAACTCTGTAGTGGTTGGCCTTGAGCGGCCTCTACCGACCTGGGTCACCGACGTCAACGACAAGCTGCGCGTCGCCGCGTACGACGGCTATGACGACATGTACCGCAACGTCCCCGGCACCTTCAGGGTGGTGATGCGAGGGGACGAAGAGGACAACCCGATCTACATCCCGTCCGCGCGGCGGATCGTAGAGGCCACCAACCGCTTCCTCGCCAAAGACTGGAACTGGTCGGTGATGTCGGTATCGCCGGACGCGCAGGCTGGGGAAGCCGGCCGTCTGGAGATCGAGCTGGCGCTAGACGCGCTGATGACGCGGGAGGAAGTGCCGTCGAAGTTCTACGGGTTGAAGCGGACGCTGCTGAAGAAGGGCGACGCGCTACTCCACATCACAGCGAACTTCGCTCGGGCGCCAGGTTTCCGACTCCGGATTTCGGAGCTTGACCCGCGTACGTACTTCCGGATCTCCTCGGCGAGCGACGTCGAAGAGTTGGTTGGTTGCTACATCGTGGATCTGATCTATGCCGACGACGGTAAGACCCAGATCGCACGCCGGCACGAGTACCGCTATGACGAAGCCGGGAACGTCTTCACCAAGCTCACGTTCTGGGAGCCGAACGCCTGGGACGACCGGTGGGTTGGACATCCGGCGCTGAAGGTAGTCGAGACGCCTGAGGCGTACTCCGCAGACCCGGGCATGGCCGACCTCCTCACAGGCATCACGTTGCCGGCGTCGATCCGGACGATTCCTGTGTACCACATGCGCTACAACCGCGAGGGCGGTGATCCGTTCGGGACCTCGGCGCTCGCCGGGCTGGAGACCCTGATCGCGGCCGTGAACCAGAGCGTGTCCGACGAAGACATTACGCTCGCGCTCCAGGGCCTGGGTCTCTATGTGACCGACTCGGCTCGCCCAGTCGATGAGAACGGCGCGGAGACGGACTGGGTGGTGTCGCCCGGATACGTTCTGGAGACCAAGACGGGGGCCAAGTTCGCTCGGGTCGAAGGCGTGAAGGACGTCGCACCGTTCCAGGATCACATCCGTTACATCGACAACAAGCTGGACCAGAGCGCTGGACTGAGCGCTACGGCCGTCGGCAACGTCGATGTTCAGGTGGCGGCATCGGGGGTCGCGCTTCGCCTCGACCTCGCGCCGATCCTTGCGCAGAACGCCGAGACGGAGATCGAGCTGCTGTCGAAGCTCGACCAGTTCATGTTCGACCTCATGACGATGTGGCTGCCGGTCGAAGGCGTTTCGGTACCGCCAGGACTGAAGGTCGCCAACTCCTTCAACGACCCGCTACCGATCGACCGTCCGGCGATCATCGCCGAGGTGTCCGCGCTCGTGACCGCCGGGCTAATGTCGCGAGAGTTCGCCATCATGTACCTGACGGCCAAGCTCGGCTATCAGTTCCCGTCCGATATGCTGCAGCAGATCCTGAGCGAGGAGGACAACGTTGCGAGCCGGCTCGTGGCCGAGGCGGCAGGCGGAGCTGTCGGTACCGACGCTGGGCTAGGCGACATCTCGGCCGGTGGGGCGGGTACCTCAGCCGCGCCGGTTGGCGAGCCGGCTCCGGTCGCGTGAGGTACTCGTGCCCGCGACCGCTCCCAGCCCGCAGGATTGGCGGATTCAACAGGCGATCGTCATGCAACGGGCGGACGCCGATGTCATCCGCATCCTGAAGCGGTCGCAGGCCGATATCAACGCCATGCTGAAGCGGCTCGCCGCTCGCCCGGGAATCGGTGCGCAGATCCGTCGGGCGCAGCTTCTCCTCGCCAAGCGCGAGATCCAACGCGAGATGGCCAGGGTATGGCGGCAGATCGGCGACGTCGTGGAGGCGCGCCGGCTCGAAGCCGCTGCGCGCGTCCTGGACCAGAATCGACTGCTGGATGAGTTCATGCTCGGCGGAGCCGGACTCCCGGACGGTCCGGACGTCGCGAGGGCGATTGCTGACGCCGAGCTTGACGCCGCTAGAAGTGGCCTAGACCGGATGATTGCCAGGACCTCTGGGTCTAGCTACGTTCCGCTGTCTCAGCGCGTCTACGCCAGTTCAGTGGCGATCAACGGGCCAATCGCGCGGATCGTGGACTCGGCGCTCTCGCGGAGTCTGTCCGCTCGGGAGTTCGCCAAGGAGGTCGCACCCTTCCTCAACCCGAACACGCCGGGTGGCATGCGGTACGCGGCGATGCGGCTCGCGAGGACGGAGATCAACAACGCCGCGCACGCGGTCGCAATCGACGCGATGCGGGATAAGCCGTGGGTCGAGTCGATGAAGTGGCACCTCTCCGGCTCGCACCCGCGCACCGACATCTGCAACGCGTACGCCTCGGGCGGGCCGAAGGGCGACGGCGTATACCAAAAGACTGCCGTACCAGCAAAGCCGCATCCGCAGTGCTTCTGCTATGTGGTACCTGTTGCCATCGACGAAGACGAGTTTCTAGACAATCTGGTCAAAGGCGAGTATGATGACTACATCTCTAAGTACCGAAACATCCAGAAGGGGGAAGTGGTAAGGTCTACCCTCCGCGAAGCTCCGGCTCCAGTCAAGAAGGCGCCAGCGAAAAAGGCTCCGGCGACCCCGAAGCCGAAGGTGAAGAAGACTGCACCGGCAACGACACCAGCGCACGTGCCGGCTCCGCCT